TTTTGTGAAAAAAGTATCTTTAATTTTAGAAGATGTTGCTAAAGGATTAGATGTTACTTCTCCCGTTTCTGGATCAATAATTTCTTTTTGTAAATTATTTACGTCTACAATTTCCTCGCCATTAGCCAACTTGTTTAAATTATCGCTTGATCTGTTAAGTCTTGCTAACCCTGATCTTACTACCCCGGGTGCAATACCAAATACAGTTCCTAATCCCGTGGCTGTTATTGTATTGATAGCTGTTTCTGTTGGAGTGTTTAGTGGATCAAATGGTGCTCGAATACCCTCTGATACCACACCATAAGCAAGACCACCTTTTAATCCTGCCTTTGCTCCTTGTGCCAGTGTCATCCCACCTCTTGCAAACAATCCAAGTTGTCCTGCAACGGGTAATGCAAATAATATATTTAAGGGATCTAAAACACCTGCAACTAAACTAGATGGATCATACCAGTTTGCCCTGCCCATAATCCGCCTACGTTCTCTGTTTTCATCTATACTTTGTTTGATAAAGTTTACATGATCGTCATTTTTACCACGAACAAGTTCATCTATATGATCTTCATATCCCTCAATATCTTCTAAAGTAAATTCTGTTTTAGTTCTTGGCACGTTACCAAATGTTGATGACTCAGAAAAACTATCATAGATAGGTGCGTAAGTGTAACCAAGCTGTGCTAGAAAGTTATCAACAAACCCTGCATCTGGCTTTGCTTTTTCAAAGTAACTTACTGTAGGTAATCCAACAACTGTACTTGCATATGGATTTTGTTCTTCAAACTTCATTTATTGTGTGCCTTTTGATAAGTCTTTAAGTTTTCTTATTTGTTTTTGTATTGATTTATCTTGAACACCTTTATCTAAAACACCCTGCGAACCTAAGACTGATGCATTTTCTTTGAGTAATTGTTTGTCAAATAGATTTTTCAAATTGTCTGATAACTCTCTTCTTCTTTGAAGAACATCACTCATAGATTGATTTGTTTTGATTTCTATTAAGTTTCCATTGCCATGTCTTAAAGCAACTCCATCTGTACCAACTGCTATATATCGTGCAGTAGATGCATCACTTGTAGGATTAGCTAGTAGGAAAACATTCTTACCTAATTCTAAATTTTTGCCTGCAAGTTTAATTTTTTTGTTTGCGTTCTCTTCCCATTCAGGAAATTTATTAGATGCAATATATCTTTCAGGAGAAAAGTTAGATGCTTTGGGAGTACCACCTATTTCAGCATTAAACATATACTTACTTTTAGTATACATAAGCTGATAAACGTCATTCAATGTTGAGTCTATATCGGATTCACTTATCTCTTGATTTGTATATGAAGCCATAGCTAAACGTTTCAACATTGGTATAGATGTAGAACTCCAATTATATTCTTTTTGTAACTCTCGTAGTTTGGTTGTAATAATAGTGTTGGCGTTTTCATCACTGCTAAATCTGTTTTGAATTGCATTTGATCTAATAAGTTTCTGATCGTCTGTAGCATATGTTTTTAACGCCACACGATAAGCCTGATCCTTTTGGTCAGCACCCATAGATCGCACAAGATGATCGTATGTACTCCAAAAATTAACTGTGTCTGTATCTAATCCTTTGTTTAAAAATCTAACTCCACCATCTCTTGTTGTAGATGACATAGCTTGTCTTCTAATTAGATTTAAATTAAACACCTGCTGTGATGTAAGATTAGAATTGTTTTTAACATTGCCTAACATTTTAAATAAACTATCTGGCATTATATTAGCTTGTTGCAAAACTCTTAGCTTAGTACCATCTTTTAATATATCTGGATTAGTTGCCCAATCATATGAAGACTCATAACCAACAAACATTTGGTCAAAGGCTTTCATATCTTTTTTATCTGCAGTACCCGTAGATATACGTTTTAATGCACCTGCATTTTTAATGGAATCTTTTAATCCGCTTTCAATAGTTGCTTGATTACTTGCGTTACCTGCAAGTTGAACTGTTAATGATTTTATATTAGCTTCTGTTAAATCTCTAAATATTGTATTGTTAACGCCACGTTCTTCTAAAACCTTTTGTATTCCTTTAGGGATATTATTAAAGTTACGTTCTCTTAATCCTTTTTCTACCATGTTCATCTGAACAGAACTCATACCATTTATACCTCTAAGTATATCTGAGTATTTAATTCCAACTCTCATTTTATTTTCTAAGTCAGAAATAGTTGTTCTTGGAACTCTACCTCTTAATAGTTCTATGTTTGCTTTAGCTTCAGCTATATTTAAATCAGCACTCTCAGTGTAACCCTCTCTTTGAAATGTAAATGCATCTTTCATAAAATCGCTGATAACAATTAAATTGTTTTCAATAGCAATTCTTTCTTCTTTTTCTGCATCTTCAGCATACTTTTTAATACCATACTGAGCCTTTAGTTTAGCTGAGTCCTCCCTATACAGTCCTATAAGATCACTTGTTGTATTACTTCCTGCTAATTGATCTTCTGTAGCACTTAAATAGTCATTTGCTTTTTGCTCAAACTCATCATATGACTGTGAATCAACGGCAAGTTTACCCATCATGTTTGATGTCTGCACATACAAGGCATCTGCATATCGTTTCTGAAGTAACGGTGTTGCTGTTTCTCTAGCTACATCACTAAGACTTGTTGGTAGTTCTTTAAAATCTAAACTTCCATCATCTTGTCTTATTCTTATTTTAGCTACAGTATCTTTACCAAGTTTCTGTTGTTCTGTTACAGCTTCTTGAAAAAACATTTCTGTAGCATTGGCACCTGCCCGGGCAATAGCATTACCTAATTCAACACCACCAGTGTTAGTTGAAATAACTCCAATAGGTTTATTAGTAAGCTGTGTTGTCTGTGCTTTTAAAAACTCTACCATTATCTAAACCCTACAAACTGTTGTCTTTCTGCATATGTTGTGTAACCAGTAGATTTAGGTACCTTTGGTGCAACTGATGAATACTTAGCACCTGCAGAAAGTAATGTTGAGCCTGCATTTATTAACGCCATCTTCCTTGCATTGCTTGCTCTCATATTTGCAAGCTGTATTCCCATAGTACGTTGACTTTGTTCTGCAATAAATTGTGACCTTGCTCTATCCTCTGTAATCCTTGCTTCACTTGATGCTCTATCTCTTATTGCTTTAAGTGATCTATCACTTCCACTATCTCTACCCATAACCCCAGTAAATGAAGTGTTTACATTATTTAGGGTTCTTAAATTCATAGACCTGATATTATGCTCTTGCATTGCTGTTAATTTAGCTTGTGCCTTTTGAACTCTTAATTGTTCAGCTTGTGCTCGTGCTTCTGCAGACTTAACTTGCCCTGCTTTTATTTGTCCGTATGCTTGAAATATTGCACCTGCAATCATTAAACTCATTAGAAAGATACCTCCATAATCATACCATTAATTTGTAAACTAAACGGAAAGCTTTGAGATATTGAAACTCTTGGATCACGGCTATATCCAAGTATTCTAAATTCTTCTTTACCCGTTATTGCAATGCGATCATTTGACATATCATCTGTAACGTTTCTAAAGACTAAGTCTTTATTGTTAACTGAAACCGCTAACGTAGAATTAAGGTCTAGGACAACACGACTAACTCGCCTTGGCTCTCCCGTTAAAGGACCACCTTGAACTCCTGCATCTACTGGTAGGGTTGTTATGAGGGGAGTGAAAGCATAACCGATAAACCCAGTAGACACAGAAGCCTTTGCAAGAGATGCATCTATTTGTGCATTTGATATTGTAAATTCACCAAGAAAATCATTTCCGCTTATAGCTTTAACAACCGCACCATTTGAAAAGTGTGATGTTAAACTACCAAAGACACTATTAGATGCACTAAATATATTGCAAAAATCCATAGGCATATCCACCTGGAATTCTTCTAGAAAAAGTTTTGTTGATCCCGACCCATCATCTCTTGCAGATGCAACAAATAATCTTTCATGGACTGAACATATTGAGTGCCATTTACCAGTTGTATCCCATAAAGACCAACCTGCTTTATTATCCCCTCTAATAGAATAAAACACCGCTATGGTGCCATCACTATTTAAAATGAAATCATAGGACTCAGAGCGACTCAAAGCTCCTTTAATTGATGCTTGTTGTACGGGGTCTACAATTAAATGCGGTGCAAGTTGTGAAACGGCAACAGAAGTATAAGATGCTTCTGCATCTGTAAACACAAACTCTCGTAATGCCGTGCCCGTTTTTTGTATAAATAATGTAGCACCATCAAATACTGTAGGTCGAACAAATGAAGAACCATAAGGTGTTTGTCTTCTGATCTGTGCGTTGGCAGGTGTAACTGGTTTATCAGTTGGTGCTTGAACAAACAACTCAGCACCCGTTGTAAACACTTGCAAGTCTCTGTTAGATACTAAATGACGTATAGTAAATATCTCACCAACGTTTGCTGTAAGATCAAGAGCATCATTATCTTCTGCCGTTCCAACATCAAAGTTAAAGTATTGTCCAGTTTTAGAACCCCAGATACCATCAGGTTGTGCCAAAGTTCCTGCAAACCATAATCTATTTTGATGCAGGGTAACGGCTCCCGGGAACCCTCGTACTGAAGAGTAACTTTGTTCAGACCATTCTGTTGTTGCTGAACCCGTAGCAATTCTTGGAGCACCACCACCATCTGCTGAAGATGAAGCGGTTGCACTGCCCCCTGCTGTAAACTCATAAACGTTTTCATTAACGACTGCAGTAATTGATCGTGTGCCATTTATGTTAGTTATAGCAATACCACCAACTGTTCCTGCTCTATCAATAACAATAGATGCACCTGCACCTAACCCATGTAATGCATGTGTCACTTGTATAGTTCCACTACCTTCTGCAGTCTTCAATGCATCATTATCTAGTTGATGTCTTAACGTTCCTAAGATTGTAGCGGTAACTGTTGTAGCATTTGTAAATCCAGTAATTAAAGCTTCTGCATCTCCTATTTTAAGATACGATCCAACATGACCTGATACAAAATAATCTGCTGAAGTTGTAAGTGTTTTACCACTACCACTAGTTGCATTAGATGATAACGTTACACCCAATGTTTGAAATGGATAATAAGGTTGAAAGACATGTTGATTATCAACAGACGTTTCAAATGCAAACGTTTCTACAACAAATGAAGTAAGACCAGTACGAATAATTTTACGAGGTCCTATAGTTTGATGGCAAATAAACATTATATCCCCTTGTTGTGCAAAGGTATATTCTTCTAAATAAGGTGCTGAAGTTGTATTAACCAACCATGTTTGAGAGGTTATAGTTTGTATTTTAGAAACTGTTGCATCACTAGGACTTATTTGAAATATGTCTATCTGTGTATTACTAAATGCTATTATATACTGTTCATCATCTGAAAATATAAATGGTTCTATTCTTAACGTCTGTCTTAATCCTGATGAATAAGCAGGAGAAGATGCAAAGTTATGCCAACGTTTTGTTCCCGGTCTTTTAACAACTCCACCCTCACCTCTAATAAAAAAGTTTCTTACCTTTTCTGCAGAGTTTGTATATATCGGAGAGTCAGTTCTCGAGGTTAATGCAGGACTTATTTCTCCAAACTGAAAACTATTTTGTGGAATTCTTATCCTTGCCATTAGCTACGCCTATTAGTTGCAAACCTCGTTGTTGAAAGAGACCTAGTTGTTTGCTGTTGGCTATCAAGATTTCTTGCTTTAGCCATTAGACGATCAGCTTTACCATCCATTAACAAAGCTAAACTATCATCTCTAGCTATAGCTGTAGCAAAAACTCCTGCTAGTGAGTATTGAACAGCTAATGAAAAGTAAGATGGGAAGTCTATTTCGGATGCTCTAAATGTATAATCAGCTACTAATACATCACTTGTACTTGCATCAGAAAAAATTTTATCAGCGTAAACTGTGTATCCTAAAATATTATCATTAACTGTAACTGTGTGTAACATTAAAAGATCACTTGGTAATTGATGAGCAATAGCAAACCTGCCCGTTGGTGTCTCTGTTAATTGATTTAATGTTGCTTGCTCTGTAGCAAATCGCCACCGGGCAATACATAAAGATGACCTAACGACATCCTCATACATGTTGGATGCCACCAATGCTTCAGTTGAATTACTATCAAAAGAAGTAATTGGCTCTGCACCAATAAGCACTAAGGCTCTTGACGCAATATCCAACGCTGAATTAGATGCCGTTGAAGTCATATAATTTTAGTCGCTATCTGTTTCAGCTATTGCTGTACCATCAGATACATCAACGGCAGTACCGTTATTACTTAACACAGTGACAAAACTTGTTGTTGGTGCATTACTATCCACCACAAGAATAAC